CTTTCGGACTCCCCAAAGGAGGAGACATCTTCGACAACGGACCAGACCTCGACTCCTTCATCTGATGAAGAAGGTTTTCTTGGCGAAGTAACCAAGGAAGAAGAGAAGAAAGAGGAGGCTCCTGCAGAGGAACCGGAAGAATATGAGATTGAGTTCTCAGAAGAATCCCCTCTATCTGAAGATCATCAGTCGAAGTTAGCTGAGAAGATCGGAGAGCTTGGATTGAATAAGAAGCAAGCCGACGAGTTGATTAAAGAAATTGAAGGCACACATACTAACGCATCTAATGCAGTAGTGCAACAGCTTTCAGATAAAATTAAGAAAGATCGTGAAGAGCTTATGTCCTCTGAGCTTTTTAAAACTGACGAAGCAAGAGATGAAAGCTTCAAGAAGATCGGTGAGGTAGTTAATAAATTCGGAGATGACGACTTTAAGAAGTTCTTAAACTCCTCAAGCGGAAACAGCTTGGCACTAGCTAAATTCTTAATTAAGATAAATGAAGCGGGAGCTATGGATGATCCTACAACGGGTAAAGGCGCATCGCAAGATGGGTCAGGCGCAGAAAAGACTCTCGCTGAAAAATGGTATCCTCATTTATTTGAAGGAAAAAAATAATAATTCCTTGACACGAACGACTAAATCTCTGACGATATTATCTATTGCCAAGAGTAAACGTACAACAGGACGGTAAAAAATATGGCCACTCTATCATCAGGACAGTTTAACCTCTTAGACTTAGCTCAACTTCCAAAGAACAGCGAAGCCTCAGATGTTATCAACTTACTATCGCAGTACAACCCAATCCTCGAAGACGCTCCGGCATTTGAGTGTAACATGGGTACACATCACAAGACGACTGTACTTACAGGTCTTCCTACTCCTACATGGGGTAAGCTCTACCAAGGTGTAGCTGCTACTAAAGGGAAGCGTCAGTCAGTAACAGACACTACTGGTTTCCTAGAAGCTGCTAGTGAAGTAGACGAAAGACTACTTGACCCTATCGAAAAAGCAGAAGACAAAGCATCAGTTATGATTCAAGAAGCTGCTTGCCACCTTGAGGCAATGTCTCAAGAAGCTGCAACTGCTCTCTTCTACCATGACACAGATACAGATCCAGAAAAGCCGATGGGATTCGCTCCTCGTTTTAACAGCCTTAGTGCTGAGAACGGTGGACAAATTATCTCTGCTGGCGGTGCTGGTTCAGATAATACTTCAATCTGGATGGTTACTTGGGATCGCATGGCGAACCATTTGATCTACCCAAAGACAGGTACTCTTGGTATTCAAAGAATTCCTAGAGGAAAAGTTGTTTCTTCTGATGCAGACGGAAACAGCTACTTCGTAGAAAGAGAAGATTTTAAATGGCACATGGGTCTTTCAGTACGTGACTGGAGATATGTTGCCAGAGTAGCTAACATCGACGTTAGTGACTTGACTGTTGATGCCACTACTGGTGCTAACCTTCTTGAGTCAATGACTAATATGTACTACAAGCATAACGGTCGTCGTATGATGAAAGGTAGAACCTTCATCTATGTCAACACAACTATTATGAAATTTCTTGACTTTCAAGCTCGTAACGTTCCTAAGAACCTTGAGCTTCAGTATAGTCAAACAGGGCCTAACGCTCAGGAAGTTCTTTATTACAGAGGGATTCCAATTAGAGAGTGTGACGCATTAGTTGATTCAGAAGCAGTAGTTTCATAATTAAGGGTAAGGAGTAGAAAATGATCTTAGACAAAAATACACTACTCTCAGACGATCAAGCGGTTACAGCAACCGCTATCTCTGAGAACGTAATTGACCTAGGCGTACTAGGCACAACTTATGATGGCGTAGCCCTTTCAAGAAAAGAAGGTACTCTTCAAAAAGTTCCTTTCCTTGTTCAGGTTACTGCTGACTTTGCAACATTAACTTCACTAACAATTTCGATTGAAAGTGATTCAGTTGCAGGGCTTTCATCTTCACCAGTAGTTCACTTCTCTCAAGTAATTGCGGTTGCTGATCTTGTTGCTGGAAAGAAAATCTCTTATGACATTCTTCCTAATGAGATCACAGGACGTTACTTAGGCTTACGTTATACTGTCACAGGTTCTAACGCTACTGCCGGTAATATTACTGCAGGTGTTGTTGCTGCTGTTGACCATGCGTACCAAGGTTAATTAGATGGAATCGGGCAAAGTAACAATTAATGCTTTTGATCTTGAGAAACCTGTTCACGTAGTAGCCATTGCACAAGGCTACTACAACAACAGAATTATCGAGGCTGGACAAAGATTCAAGTACGAAGGTCGCGTTAAGCGAAACAGAAGAGGGGAATACGTTCTTCCACTTTGGACTGAATTAGACGAGACAGTTGAAGGTAATGAGATTAAGGTTAAAGGTAAAGAATCTAGTAAGCCAAGCGTAAGAGCTGAGACGAAAGATTCTAAAAAAGCAAAAGAAGTTAAAGACCTTTTATAATTATAAAGCCGGAGGTAGGTCATGCTATACAAAACTGACATAGCAAATCTTGCCCTCGGCTTTTTAGGTTCTACTCAATCCATAATTGATCTCGACACGGAAACCACAGCCCAGGCCAAGGTAGTTCGTCGTCACTATAAAATAGCGCTTCAACAATTCTTAGAGAAACACCCATGGAACTTTGCCACAGGATACGGAAAGCTCCTACTCATAGAGTCCTCACCTAGTTCAGGCTATGCTTATGCTTACGGAACGCCGTCAGACGCCCTTGTGGTTCGTCAGATAGCCCCTAAAGATTCGTATCGTCGAATGTATATCTATGAAGACAACACTATCGATTTCAAAGAGTATCTAATAGGCGGACAGATTCAGATTCATACCGATCTTAGAGATGCTTACTGCCAGTTCACTAAAGATATCAGTGAGAATGACGCAGTACCTAACTACTTTGGTAAAGGCCTGGCCGCTCACCTGGCCATGGAAATTGCTCCTTCTTTAATCACAGGTAAGTATGCTCAGATCAAACAGCTTCTTATGAAAGAGAATAATGATCGAGTTGGTGAGGCCATGGCTATTGATATAAGTCGAAGCCCACGCCCTAAAGACCCTCCGAGTCCTTTCGAGAGGGAAAGGAACAGATAATGCCTGAAGGTAAACAGTTATCATTTCAATACGGTGAAGTCAGCCCTTCGATTAGATATCGTAGTGATACAGTATTCAGAAACGCAGCATTATTTAAACTATATAACGGCTTTGTTCGCAAAGAGGGCGGGATATCTAATCGGCCTGGTATGGTCATGATAGCCGAACACCCTGACCAAACATATGTTCCTGTCGGAAAGCAAGACCCTAAAGTGGTGTTTCATAGGTTTAAGAATTCAGAAACAGGCGAAGATAGAATTATATCCGTTGCTGAAAGATGGTTCCTCGACGTAGTAGGTGGAACCTATGCCAATCGCATATTAGTATATGACCGCGAGTTTAGTGAAACGTCAGACATAACTACTGTATCTGGGGGTCCAGTAATACGAGGCGAAGTGACTGAAGTAGAGGATCTGACCTGCATACATTATGGGGAAGCAGACGGAACCTTTTCCATAGCCAACCAGTCCATAGCTTTAAACACAGGTGCAGGAGATGAATACGTTAACAGCTCTTTCAATATGGACACCCAAGATGCTACTACTGCTGCTGCAGGAACTATCAGCACACCTTTATCACTTTCAGGAAGCGCACCTTTAGATATCCCTGTGACGTATAAGCTCACTTCAATAAATGCTGAAGGGCAGGAAAAAACAGTATTTACTGAAGTGTACGCAGCAGGACACCCCCATCAGTTCCTCGGTGCAAGGTTCACAATAACAGGGATATATTTTGATAAGGCTTTTAGATATAACATATATCGAGCAAGTGGATCGACTAACGGAGTTTTTGGCTTGGTAGACTCTATAGTACCAACTACAACCGGAGTTCAAAACTATACTTTTACTGATTTTATAATAACCGCAGATATATTAAACGGACCTCCAACGGATCATAGACTTTGGGGAGAGGGTAAACTTTCTTTCGGGACTTTCAATGTTTTATATACTGCCACTAGAATGATGAAGTATCAACAGAGGCTGTTTATATCTTATCAAGATGACGAGATTGATTCTAATACACTCGGAGTAAGTAAACTTGGCTCCCTTAAAATGCTAAGCACACCTATAATCTATAACGACATAGGAGCTTTTGAGTTCAACCTCCCTGTCAGGTACAGCGGATCTGTTGTCCATATGCTTGCTTTAGAGAGAGCAATTATATTTACTGAAGACGACGTATTCATGGTTGCAGGAGCTACAGAGCAGGGGGTAATTACTCCCTCTCAGCCTAACCCTATATTAATTTCAAGCGAAGGATGCTCACCTGTCGTAGCCCCTAGAAACGTAGGGAACGTAGCTTTCCCC